AACTATTGCAGAAGCAAAACGAAACAGAGCCAAACGTATAGGTATGGCAGATTATGAACAACGTAAACTAAACGGCGAAAAAGTAAAACAAGCAGATTGCGAAATTGATTACAGAAAAATTGAAAAAACAGATTTAATATTTAGAATTATGACATATGACCATATACCAGAACAAAAAGGTCGTAAAAAGAATCCAAAAACAATAGCAGATACAAAAGTAAAACTAAACTTTCCACCATTCCAGCATTGGAAGTTCAATTCAAAAGATGAATTAGTAATTGCAGGCAAAAGCCATTGGGAAGGTGGTATGAAGAATGGTTTCTTTTCACTTACGGGAGGACAAGCAACAAACAATCTTGCTCGTATGTGGATGAAATTATGTGATAGGTATGCAACAAGAGGAAATGTTAGAGGATATACATACAATGACGAAATGCGTGGTCAAGCAATTTTACAGTTGACGCAGATTGGATTACAGTTTGACGAATCAAAATCAAACAATCCATTTGCATATTACACGGCGGCAGTAACAAATTCATTTGTAAGAATTATTAATATTGAAAAACGTAATCAAAACATACGTGACGATATATTAGAAATGAATCATATGAATCCATCTTTCACTAGACAGAATCAAGGTCAGTGGGAAAAGCAAGTTGCTGAGGCTTACGGTAAGAAAAAAGATTCTGAATAAATTTTAAGTTGACAAATAACGTGTTTTTGTGTATGCTTATAAGATTAAGTGTGAGGTTTATACGTGTTTAAAAAAGCGGCTGTCTTTACAGACATACATTTTGGTTTAAAATCTAATTCAAAAATACATAACGATGACTGTGAAGAGTTCATCGATTGGTATATTGAACAAGCAAAAGAGAATGGTTGTGAAACTGGTATCTTTATGGGCGACTGGCACCATAATAGAAACAGTTTGAACATCACTACACTTGATTATACTATCAGGTGTTTAGAAAAATTAGGTAAAGCATTTGAAAAGTTTTACTTTTTTCCTGGTAACCACGACTTATATTACAAAGACAAAAGAGATTTGAATAGTATTGCTTTTGGTAGACATATCGAAGGTATTACAATGGTCAATGAAATCATGATTGAAGATGATGTTTGCCTTGTTCCTTGGTTAGTAGGTGATGAATGGAAAAAGATTTCTAAGATTAAAACAAAATATATGTTTGGTCACTTCGAATTGCCAAACTTCTATATGAATGCTATGGTACAAATGCCTGACACAGGCGAACTAAAAGCAGAACACTTCCAACATCAAGAGTATGTATTCAGTGGACACTTTCACAAACGTCAAGTTAAAGGTCCGGTACATTACATTGGTAACGCACTACCTCACAACTATGCTGATGCTTGGGATGATGAACGTGGTATGATGATACTTGAAAAGGGAGGTGAGCCTCAATACATCAACTGGTGGAATTGTCCTAAGTATCGCACAGTCAAACTTTCGCGATTACTTGATGAAAAAGATACACTAATTAAACCTAAAATGTATCTAAGAGTTACACTTGACTTGCCAATTAGTTATGAAGAAGCAAGTTTTATCAAAGAAACATTTATCAATCAGTATAATTGTAGAGAAATTACACTTATACCTAGTACAAAAGATGAAGAAATTAACACAGAACTAGATGTAGCACAATTTGAAAGTGTAGATGAGATAGTTGCTAAAGAAATTGAAGCAATTGAAAGTGATCAGTTTGAAAAATCTAAACTGTTAAGCATATACAGGGAACTAGAAAAGAATGATTAAGGTAAAAAGTCTAACAGTTAAAAATTTTATGAGTGTAGGTAACTCTACACAGGCAGTTGACTTCGATAAACAACAACTTACACTAGTTTTAGGTGAAAATCTTGATCAAGGTGGTGACGATAGTGGGTCACGTAATGGTACAGGTAAGACAACAATCATTAATGCATTAAGTTATGCACTATTTGGTGTTGCATTAACTAACATTAGACGTGATAATCTTGTTAACAAAACAAATAACAAGGCTATGTTGGTTACACTTGCATTTGAAAAGGACAATACCGAGTATCATATTGAAAGAGGACGCAAACCTAACACACTAAAATTTAAAATTAATGGTCAGGACCAAGAAATCAGTGATGAATCGCAAGGGGATAGTCGTAAAACACAAGAAGATATAAATTCATTACTAGGTATGAGCCACGAAATGTTCAAACACATTGTGGCACTTAACACTTACACAGAACCTTTCCTAGCATTAAAGAACAACGACCAACGTGCTATCATAGAACAGTTGCTTGGTATAACAATACTATCTGAAAAAGCAGATTTACTACGTGAGAAAATTAAAATTACTAGAGATGATATCACAGAAGAGAATGCAAGAATACAAGCAGTCAAAACCAGTAATGAAAAAATTACTGAAAGCATTGGTAATTTGCAAAGTAGAAAAAAGGCCTGGATAGCAACTAATAAGAGCGAACGTGACAAACTTAACAAAGCCATCAAAGAACTTGAACAAGTTGATATTGAAGCAGAACTAGAAGCACATGAAAAACTATCTAGTTGGACAGAACTTAACACACATCTTACTAATTTAACAAAAGAACGTGCAACTGTTGAACGTGCATTAGAACAAGCAGATAAAAATGTACACAAACTAGGCAAAGAACTAGATGATCTAGAAAGTGCCAAGTGTTATGCTTGTGGTCAAGAACTGCATGATGACAAACTTGAAGAAATGAAAGACAAAATGCAGAAAGACTATGGTGATGCACACACATACATGATTGAAATAGCAGAAAAGTATGATAAAGTAAAAACAAAGATCGATGAAATAGGCGATCTTGACGCAAGACCAGATACTTTCTATGATACAGCCAAAGAAGCATATGAACATAGAAGTAATGTTGATAACTTAAAGAAACTTCTTACTTCTAAAGAAGAAGAACTTGATCCATATACTGAACAAATTGATGATTTACAAAGTACAGCCATACAAGAAATCAGTTGGGATAAGATTAATGAACTAAACAGTTACAAAGACCATCAAGAATTCTTATACAAACTGTTAACAAACAAAGATAGTTTTATTAGAAAGAAAATTATTGAACAAAACCTTGCATATCTAAACAATAGACTAACACACTACTTAGATAAGATTGGATTACCACATAGTGTAATGTTTAAAAATGATCTAAGTGTAGAAATTACACAACTAGGACAGGATTTAGACTTTGATAATTTAAGTAGAGGTGAAAGAAATAGACTTATACTTGGTATGAGTTGGAGTTTCCGTGATGTATGGGAAAGTTTATATCAACATATCAACTTGTTGTTTATTGATGAGTTAATTGATAGTGGTATGGATAGTGCAGGTGTTGAAAGTTCTTTAAGTGTACTTAAGAAAATGGGTAGAGAGCGAAACAAAAACATTTATTTGATTTCACACAAAGATGAATTGATCGGAAGAGTGAATAATGTACTAAAAGTTATCAAAGAAAATGGTTTTACTTCATATGAAAACGATATTGAAATAGTACAATGACAGACGACACACATGATAAACTAACAAAGGCGTATATGGAGTACTACAAAGCCAATGAAGCCTTTGAAATACGCAAAAGCGAACGTACAAAACGTGCCGCTAGAAAATGGTTAAGCGAAATTAGACGTTTAGCAACTACACGTAGAACAGAAATCATGGATACGTTTGTTGCCAAAAAAGAAGACACGCAAAATAGTGATGAGTAAGTACTATTACTATGAGCGACTGGACATATCAAGGAAATACAATAGATAATCTCCCTGAAAACTGTGAAGCATTTGTATATCTTATTACAAATACAACTAACAGTCGCAAATACGTAGGCAAAAAACTCGCTAAATTCAAAAAGACACGCCCACCACTCAAGGGAAAGATAAACAAACGTAGAAGCAAAGTAGAAAGTGACTGGAAAGACTATTGGGGTTCCAATGATCACTTGAAGGCAGACGTAGAAGAACTAGGCAAAGACAAATTTACAAGGGAAATACTTTATTATTGTCCAAGTAGAGGCGTTGCAAGTTATTTAGAGGCAAGGGAACAGTTCGAAAGAAGAGTTTTAGAAAAAGACGAATACTACAATGGCATTATAAACGTTAGAGTAGGCGGTTCAAACATACTACGTGAAGCACTAAAAGGCTTAAAATAAAAATACATAGCAACATTGTTTGGTCGGGGTGGCTCGACTCACTTTGAGGTCATATATCTTGTGATCAGATTCTAGTGCGTTGCAAGGATAATGCTAACTTAGGCATAAAAGATGACGGCAATGAGAAAAAGCAACCGTCAAAGCAAGTAGTTTCGACTGTTTGGGACTAACTGCTTACCGTGGATATCGCGAATGCTGAAGTAGGGGGTTGCAGGTCTACCGCCTCCGTACATATTATATGTAATCTTCTTAAACAGTTTGGTGACGCTAACTCACATGATGTGAAACCATACAGTTCGTCCGGCAACGGGCGAATTGTGGCTCAACTATCTACATGATGCTAACGTGCTTCGCACTTTATTACTTCACTCATAAGGAAATTATGTGTTTGAGCGACAGCGAAAACCAGATGTGCTTTAGCACATCTACATAGCATTCAAACTAGTGTAAATCAGGATCACGTCCGAAACCAGGTTTAACTATAGATACTTCTGTTTCTATAATTTCGTATTCTTCATACGGATTCTGCTCTTTGATCATATACATAGCCTGATTGGCTTCTTCTATAGTATGCAAAATCGCTTCTGGCTCAGTTTTGCCCTTTATATATAAATGGTATTGTGTCACCATAGTTCTATTTAAAACGGTAATTATGATAATTAAGCATAAATATAATAGAGTTGGAGCAAATACTATGAAAATATACGATATTGTATCTGAAAATAACGTAAATGAAGCGCCAGGCGGTAGTGCATTAGGCGATTTAGCACGTAAAGTAGGTGCAAAGGCGGCCGGTGCTGTAGGCATGAAAGCAACAGCGGCAGGACTGCAAGGAAAAGTTGACTCTAGTGCAAGAGCAAAAGAAATTAACGTAAAATGGAAGCAATTCGCAGGTCAAACTGGTGTAGGCAAATCACCAGATGTAGGTGACCTTGCTGATTTCTTTGCAAAAGAAAAACTTCCAACAGGCAGACTAAAAGGCCTGTCAGGTATGATGACTCCACAACAAGTAGATGACATATTAACAAAAACTGCACAGGACACATTTAGAAGTCCGGCAGGACAAGCCAAGGTAGGAGACACACCAGCCGCTCAAGTTGACGCTCCAGCAGACGGTGGTGGTGCAAGTGCTCCAGCAGATAACGAACCTAAGACAGGACAGTTTAGAAAAGATGAACCTGCACAAGGACAACAGCCAGCACAAGGTGGTGCAACTGCTCCTGCAGGATCAACTGCTCCGGCGGCAGGTGGTGCTATTCCTAAAAACATAGCAGACCAACTTGCTAAATTAAATCCAGAACAGAAAAAAGAGTTATTCCAACTATTGTAAGGACAGGCTATGAAACTAAATGAAGTAACAGTATTAAAATCACAAACAATATTAACTGAAAGTTGGCAGGACCTTACAGAAAGTCAACAGCATTACATTAGTCGTTGGGAAAGAGAACTTTGGCCTTTACTAGAAGAATATCAAAGACTATCAGAAGCAACACTTACAGCAGATCAAATTAAAGCAATCTTCCAAGGTGCTGAACAACAAGCAATGGCAGGTGGTGATAACAAAACACTTGCAGGTAAAGTTGGCGGTGCGGCATTGGCGGCGGCCAAGTTACCGATTGATGTAGCAAAAAAAGTAGATGACAAAATTAATGAACTTGGTAGAATGGCACAGAATGCCGGACCTATCAAGAACATGGATGCAAAGTTTGATGAACTTAAAAAGAAAATTGGTTCAAAAGATTCAAAAATTGTAGACGGTGTTAAAAAAGTAAGTGACTGGGCAAAAGCAAATCCAGGCAAGGCAAGTTTAGCAGTAGGTATCTTAACTACTGTGGCGGCGTTTGCAGGCGGACCAGCAGGTGGTGCCGCGGCAGGTTTAGTACTTCGTGCAACAAAAGATTTATTACAAGGTGAAAAACTTTCGACAGCAGTTGGTAAGTCAGTTAAAACAGCGGCCTATGGTGCTCTTGCTGGTATGGCATTTAGATACATTTCAGATAACATCATTGACAATATTGCGGCGGCAAATGAAGCAGAAGTAACTGCAATGGAAAAGGCTTTCATGGCTGATAACTATGACAAAGCAGTTACAGGTGCGTATGCTGATGCAGGTGTGGCAGATGGTGCATTAGAAGGTGCAAAAAAATTAACTTTACAAGGTAATGTAAACGCATTCTATTACAACTATGAAACTGTATTAACAGCAGATCAAGTTGACCAATACAATAACTTTAAAACTGCTTTAAGTGGATTAAAAACATTTAGTCCAGAATACTATCAAGAAGTAGCAAAAATGCACGAGTTCCTAGCAGGTGCTCAAGCGGCTAATAAAGAATTAACAACATTAGCACAAACACTTTCAGATATACCAAAAGATTCAATATCAGTAGGTCAAATTGATCAATTGATTGCCAAGTATGACGAAGTAGAACCTTTACTAAATGCTGTTATAGATACAGGTGAAGGTGCGGCGGCGGCGGCTCAGGGTGCGGCGGCAATGGTTGACGACAATGCCAAAAAAATGCATAAAGTTAAACCTGTTTCACCTGAACAAAAAGCAGAACTAGAAGGTAAAGGTGGTGATAAGGGTGATGATACAGAAGGTGTTGCAGTTAAAAGCACAACAGATTCTGTAGATTATGAAGCAGAATATGAACGTTATCTAGCAGAAGGACCATTAGATGCACTTAAAAAAGTAGGTGGTGCTATTGCCAAAGGTGCTAAAGCAGTTGGCGGAGCAGTAAAATCAGGTGCTAAAGAATTAGGTAACAAAGTTACATTTAAAAAATTAATGACACAGTGGACTAAAATGGGTGAGCCTACAGACGCAGGTTCTATTACAAACATTTTACAAGGCGCAGGTTTAAGTAATGATCAGATCAAAGCAATAGGATCAGAAAACAAAGTAGAACTTAAACCAACAGCGGCTCCTAAAGCAGATGCACCAGCAGACACAGATGCAGATGCAGGAGCACCAGAAGGTGGCGATCAACCAGCACAAGGTGACCAACCAGCACAAGGCGATGCTCCAGCACAAGGCGATGCTCCAGCACAAGGCGGTGCTCAGGCACAAGGCGGTGCGTTAGAAAAAGGCACAGTTAAAAAAGCAAGTGATGGTCAGGATTACGAATGGGCAGGCGCACAATGGATTAGTAAGTCAACAGGTAGAATTGCAACTAAAGATGTTGCCGCTGAACTTACTCCTAAAGCACCAGCAGGTGGCAGTGACTTAGGTAAGGATATGCAGATTGATATTCCTACGTTAGCAGATGTTATTGCAAAAGCGGGTGTACAAAAAGCAGTCAAAGACCAACTTGGTAAAGAAATCAAACAACCAGCAACAGCCTAAAAGAACGGCTGTCCAGTTTTCTTAGCAGTATCTAAATTTTCTTTGATTAATTTACTCATGACCTCTCGGTCTTCAACATTACTAGCATAGATTTCATCAAGAGTTATGGAACCTCTCATGTACCAACATAGTCGCATGAGATCTAATTTAAAATTCTTAGTCTCGTTTTCCATATCCTTGACGACTTTTAGGATCTCTTCAAGAGACAATGTGGAGATCCTTAGGCGAAAAAACTTGCTTGGTCGAATGTTACAGGTATTGTATACTCTTTAGGAGCACCTGCTTCAAGTTCTTCTTCAGTAGCCTGTACTTTGATTGGTTCTAGTTCAAATTGTTTTTTCTGTTCTTCAATCTTTTTTGTAATTGCAGTAAAGAAATCTTTATCTGCATTTTTCATGAAGTCAGCAATATGTCCTCTGTCAGTAACAATCTCACCGTCACTGGTTTGGATTGAAACAATACTGTTTACAACTAGATCAATAGTTAGTCCTGTAAGTTTTATAAAACTTTCATTAAACTTTCCAAGTTTTTCTTCGTCAGTCATATTCTCATCATTTATGACTGCGGCAATTCTTTGCTCTTCAAAAGTTTTAATTGCAGTTTGTGTAAACTCTTTATATGTTTGCGGACGCAAAGTGATTGTCATATCATTAACAAATACAGTTGGATCATACTGTCCACTTAAGAATTTGTCTAATACTAACCTAAGATCTAAATCAAATGCACGTTCTATAGTAGTGTTAGGTACTTGACCTTTAACTTCTAACTTTTCTCCAAACGTTGCCATTCTAATAGCAACTAATAGAGCATCCATATCAATAGTTGGAACTGCCCAAGCATTCTTGATACTTGGCACACAACTCTGAACTACATCAACAACTGATTGTCCATTTAATAGAGCATCTGGTGTTCTAAATGCCAACTCGTCTTTGGCCGTCATTGCGTATACAGGCAACTCACCGTTCTCAGGCATATCAACAGTACCTTCAGGATACCATTGGCCTTTGCTAGGTAATCCAACGTAAACCTTGGGTTGTCTATAATATTTCTGTAACGGATTAGGCCCCATCGCTTTTACTTCTTGCATGGTTTTCCTCCGAATAAGTAATAAGTGTTCATATAACATATTTATGGTAGGGAGTTAACTGCGTACATAATTAATGGCTGATTTATTTTACGATATAAAGAAATATATAGATTTTGACAAATTGGACAAAGCAAGAGTAATGATCAAGCAAGAACTTGATGCTTTTATTAAAGATTATGCTATTGTTCAAGAAATTGGCATGGACCTTGATACATATTATCGCACAGGTATAAAGGACAACTGGAGAAACATTCCAATTAAAGTTTCAGATCCTGGAATGGATCATGAACTCAAGTATGCAGACAAATTTCCAAAATCTTTAGAAATTATTAATTCTTGTAGAGGACTTACT